CGCGAAGCAACAGCCGAAGCAGCGATGCAAGAAGGCGACAGCTTTATGACTATGCAACCCTAACTAACAGGAGAGAACCATGAACCTCAACATGGGTGAAGCTTACATCACAGGCTCTGATAAGGAATCTGTAGACGACCAAAAAGGCGTAAACAAGCTATACCGCGAAGGTTTGGAATTCGACACTAAGGCAAAGCAAGGTGTACTCACCGAAGACATGCCTAAGAAGATGACCAAAACCGCTGTTGATCCTTCAGTAATGAAGATGGCAGAAGAACGCGACTACTAAGGAACCGACATGTCCGACGATTATCTCCAACCTGATGATGAGGCTGCAGTACCTGTAATTGATCCCGAAGGGGATATGCCGGGTCTAGCAGGTTACGTTCGTTCTCGTTTTGAAGACGCAGAAAACGGACGCTACTCCTACGAACAGCGTTGGCTACAGGCGTATAAAAACTTCAGAGGCATCTACGATTCTACAACCAAGTACCGTGAAACAGAACGTTCGAAGGTATTCATCAAGATTACCAAAACGAAAGTTCTTGCTGCGTACGGACAGATTGTAGATATCTTATTTACCAATAAGAAGTTTCCGCTTGTTGTAGAGTCTACACCGATGCCAGAAGGTATCGTTGAATTTGCTCACATGGCGACCCCACTGGATCAGCAACAGCAAGATCCATACGGGTACGAAGGTGACGGACGGGAGTTACCACCCGGAGCACGTGAAGCCACAGCACCTAATATGGGTGCGTACGGTGAACAGTTCGGTGAAGCCCTAGTCCCCGGAAAAGCCAAAGTTGGTGAGCCGCAAGTTGAACCTGCAAAAGAACAGGCGCGGCGGATGGAGAAGTGCATCCACGACCAGCTTCTTGATACCAACGCCATCAACGTATTCCGTAAAGCAATCTTCGAATCTGCTTTGTTGGGTACAGGTGTTATCAAGGGACCGTTTAATTTTTACAAACGAATCCACAAGTGGGTAAAAGACGAAGACGGTAATCGTACGTACGAGCCATACGAAAAGGTGGTTCCCCGTATCGAGTCGGTTTCTATATGGGATTTCTTTCCTGATCCGGCAGGTACATCTCTAGACGATTGCGAATACGTAATTCAACGTCATCGTATGAACCGTCAACAACTTCGCAGCTTGATCATGCGTCCTCATTTCGATGCACTTGCTATCGAAGAGGCTCTTGCAAAAGGCCCGAACTACGAGGACAAGTATTACGAAGACACAATTCGTGAAGATGAAACTGAGCCGTACTATCAAGAAAATCGTTTCGAAGTCTTAGAATACTGGGGCACCCTAGACGCTAAGATGGCCTACGAAGCGGGTATGGAAGGCGCAGAAGACCTAAACGAGTTTGATCAGGTACAGGTTAATGTGTGGGTATGCGGCACAAAGATTCTTCGCTGTGTCTTGAATCCCTTCACACCAGCCCGTATCCCATTCCAGTCGTTCCCGTTCGAAATCAACCCTTACCAGTTGTGGGGTGTCGGTGTCGCTGAGAACATGGAAGATGCTCAGATGCTGATGAATGGTCACGTTCGAATGGCAATCGACAACCTCGCTCTTGCTGGCAACCTAGTGTTCGACGTGGATGAGGCAAGCTTGGTTCCCGGACAGAACATGGACATCTTCCCCGGCAAGATTTTCCGTCGTCAGTCGGGCGTATCGGGCACAGCTATCAACGGTTTGAAGTTTCCGAACACGGCACCTGAAAACATTCAGATGTATCAGATCAGCCGACAGCTTGCAGACGAAGAAACGGGTATCCCGTCAATTATGCACGGACAGACTGGTGTAACCGGAACTGGACGTACAGCATCAGGACTATCTATGTTGATGGGTTCTGCAGGTCTATCGATGAAGACCGTAATCAAAAACATCGACGACTACCTTTTGAAGCCTATCGGGGAAGCATACTTCCAGTGGAACATGCAGTTCAACGATAAGGCGGAAGATATTGAAGGCGACTTGGAAATCAAGCCACGCGGTGTAGCGGCTGTTATGCAGAAGGAAGTACGCAGCCAACGCCTCACAGCCCTTCTTCAAACTGTTGCCAACCCAATGCTGGCACCGTTTATCAAGATACCAAACCTAATGAAAGAATTGGCAATCTCACAGGACATCGATCCAGATAGCCTAGTCAACGACCAGAACGAAGCCCAAATTTACGCTCAGATGTTACAAGGAATGATGCAAAATGCTCAACAAGCAGCAAGCAGCGAAGCTGGCCCCGGTGGTCAACAGCAAGGAATGGCCCCTGCTGGTGGAGTATCTGGGGGAGTTGAGGGAACTGATGGTTCGGGGAGTGGTAATGGCACAATCGGAGTCGGAACTGCGCCAAGTGCAGGGGAAGCTGGCTTTACTGGAAACGCTCCTGAGATTGAAGGATGACCACGAAAAGGTAATCAAAAATGGCAACGAACCCAACCACAACTCTACCTAAGTTAAATATCGGATCACAGCCGACACTTAATATGTCGGGTACACCTGATTATACATCCTTTTTTAGTCCGGAAACTATCAGTGAACAGCAATACCTAACTGGCGGTGTCGATTTCTACACACAGACTCTAGGTACGGGTATTCAAAGTACCGTAACAGATGAAGATAAATCAGAGGAAGAGACAAAGGAAGATACAGGGCCAGACATTTTTAAGCCGATTGGTGGGGATGGTGGCCCCGAAGATGTGGGTAGAACTGCTCTAGAAAACGCTCTCAAAGGGGGACTTGATAACGTAACACTCTACAATGAAGGTCAACTAAACCCAAAAGCTATCACCAATTTCGATCAAATGGGTAATGCAATTACGGGAGACTATTCCAAGTCTTTTGAGGTAGATCCTAAGACTGGAAAAACCACCTTAAAAGCAAAAGGTGATTTGGTATCTGACTTTTTTAGTAATTTTACAAGCAATCTTCAGGCAAGCAGTATAGAACAGACAAAAAGGGGCTTTACAGCTTCTTCTATGGGAGATCCCATTACTGCTGTAGGCCCCACAGGTAAAAAACGTGCTGTTGGTGTGCCTCCGGTTTTAAGTTTAGGTCTTAGTGTTGCCGGATTAGGGCTGTTTTCTGGTCTTGCTGCTGTTGGCGGTGCAGCAAACATGGCTATCCAGCAACAAAATGCTGCACGAATAAAAGCTGTGGGTGGTGGAGCTTTTATGGACGTTAACAACATGATGGTTAGTCGCGCACCCGGAAGCTTTATATACAGCGGTAATCTCATGGGCATGAGCCAAGAACAGATGCGAAATGTAGAAGCCATAAGACGTGGGTACGTTCCCGGAACTTTGCAACTAGAAACATTCAATCCTGTTACTGGAAAATACGGTAGTGTTACAGGTGTACGTGACGTAATTGAGGCCAAAGATTTTGCTAATACAAAAGGTGGTTTTACTGAAACAGGTGCGTGGCGGGATTTATCTGGTACTACATCCTACGGTACTGATGCCGAACAAACTCAAGCGTACACAGACGCAGTAAACGCAAAAGCAGGATTGACTGGTAATTACAAAGTTAGTAAAAGCCAGATAATGAACGCACGAAATCAAGTACAGACTAGCTGGTCATTATTTAAGGGAACGCACGTAACACCCGGAACAAAGACTTATCAAGACATAGTGAACGATCTAACAAGATCCGCCCGACAAAAGCAGCAAGAAGACGAAATGAACGCTGTAGATAGAGCATTGGGTCGTACATCAGGTCGCGGCGAAGAAGATCAGACCTTTGCTGAAGCAAGAGCAGAAAAAGAAGCCATCGATAAAATGGCTGAAACAGGCAAAGTCCCTGCTGACGTTCAAGCTGAAATAGACAAAGCTATGAAGGAACAGACTGGCGGCGGCGGCGGTGGCGACGGTGGTGGCGGTATGTCTGACAGTGAGAGATCGGAATCAGATAAAAGCGATCCTAGAGGAGAAAGTGGCTTTTCGGGCGGTTTTAGAGCGGCTGGCGGTCGCGTCGGTTACCAAGCTGGTGGCGAAGCTGGCTTTGCAGAGCGTCCAGAGTTCGTCGGCGGCAATCAGACCCAGCCTGACAAGGTTAGCGTAGCAGACGACCAGCCCCGTGACGTACAGGAAGGCAGCTTTGTAATCAACGCCGCTGCAGCCGACTTTGCAGGGCGGGACGACATTGAAAAGATGGTTCGGAATGCCTATAAAAAGGTAGGGGACACAGGACAGTCAGGCGTTAGCCAAGAAGTACAAATCGCCGTATCGAAGGGCGAGGTTATTATCCCACCACACATTGCAAAGATCATCGGCTACGACAGACTCAACAAGATTAACAATCGTGGAAAGAAAGAGATTGCCCGTCGGCAAAAGGCCGCAGGGGGTGGCTTCATCGATAGAAAAAAGTTCGCAAAGGGTGACATGGTTCTCCCGAAGTCTAAGCCGAAAAAAGTAAATCAATCGGCTTTGGCTGATGTAGAACTACGAGCCGACATGGAAGAATTCATACAGACAGACCCTTTAGCTAGATTGGGTTGGAACCTATATGAAAAGGGTGACTTGGACATCAAGGCTGTGGTGCTTCCTAGCAATAGAAAAGTATCAGTTGGAGTCGCGGGTGTTTATACACCAAAAGGTGAGCGAAGAGATCCCGGACCTATATCTAGAGCGTTTGAAGGTTTTGCCGAAAAACAGGGTGTAACTAAACAAAATAGAAAAGTAGCTGGAGTTCATTACTTTGCTGGTGAAAACGTAAACTACGGCAGGTACGATGCAACCATAACACTACTCCACGAGTTACGCCATCATGCAATGCGTCACATAAGCAAGAAGTATAAGACAGCATTGCCTGAACTATCTCGTGAAGAATCCTTGTTTGATGCTCAAGATTATGCAAACAGACTTCAAGCTAGAAAAGTAAAGCCTTCAATACCAAAAGAAATAAAAGAAAAAGACGCGGAAGTCAGGCAGAGACATATGTACATGTCCCCTAGCGCAAATAAAGAAATTGCTATGTATCAATCCGTAGCAGAAGAAGTTCTGAAAGACCGTAAGGTTCCACCTAGAACCAAGTCCAAAGAAGTAGAAAGCTTCTTTACTAAAGCAATGGGACTTTTAGGTCTGTAGAAGATTCGCTGGCTACCCGCAACGATGCGGCCCCAGCACAACCGGAGCGGCTACCCACAGCCATGTGGCCCCGCAAGTGAGGTAAATACAATGGCAAAAGCAAGAGGCCACCGTGCCAACAAGTCAAACGACTCATTCGGAACCATCAACAACGACCAGCTTTACAAAGGAAAGTATCGTGAAGAGGTCTACAAAGATGAAGAAGATGAGGTAGAAGCCCAAAGTGATGCTGACCCCGAAGAAGTTTCGGCTACTCAGCAAGAAGGCGAAGCCGGAGAAAGCTTTGCAGCAGCAAAGAAAGAGCCGGAAGAATCACACGATTACAAGAAACGCTACGACGACCTAAAGCGTCACTACGACGAAAAGGTCAACGAGTTCAAACAGGAAATAGGCGAACTTAAATCTGCAGTACGTTCTAGCGATGTTGAAATGCCACAAGGTATTCCAATGCCTAAAACAATGGAAGAGCTGCAGCAATTCAAGGACAACTATCCTGAAATATTTGAAGTCGTCCAGTCGGTTTCTGCTATGCAAGCACAGGCACAACTGTCTGAATTGCAAAATGAGATTGGCGTAATCAAAGAACGTGAAAAGGAAATGGAAAAGAAGAAAGCTTACGCTGAACTTCTCCAGCTTCACCCGGACTTTGATCAGCTAAAATCAGATGCGGCATTTCTTGAATGGTTGGATGAACAGCCAGAATCACTAAGTGACGGGATCTACAAAAATAACACTAATGCTCGTTTGGCTGCACGTGTTGTTGATCTCTACAAAGCTGATAAAAACATCAGCACAAAACCGAAACAGACTAGATCTAAGCAAGGTGACGCAGCAGCCGCTGTAACTCGCCAAGCACCCAAAGAAATCTCTACAAGAGATAGCGGCGGGAAGGTCTGGAAAGCTTCACAAATCGCCAAGATGAAACCGTGGGAGTTCGAAAAGCACGAAGCTGAATTGGACGCTGCACGGGCTGAAGGGCGAATCGACTATCAATCTTAAACCTCAAAAATGAAGGAAGGAAAAGCAAATGGCTTTTAATCGCGCTGCTGGTTATAATAACCTGCCTTCCGGTAACTTTACACCGGAAATTTTCAGCCAAAAAGTTCTCAAGTTTTTCCGTCGCGCTTCGGTTGCTGAAGACATCACAAATACCGACTACGCTGGCGAAATTGAGAATTTTGGCGATACGGTTCGTATCATCAAAGAACCAACAATCACTGTATCCGCATACTCACGTGGCTCAGTGGTTAATCCACAAGACTTGGCTGACGACCAAACAACTATGGTTGTTGACCAAGCCAATGCTTTCGCATTCAAGATCGATGACATCGAAGAGCGTCAGTCTCATGTAAACTTTGAGGCACTGGCTACTTCTTCAGGTGCATACTCTCTGAAGCGTAAGTACGACTTCAACGTCTTGCAAGCAATTGCTGACGGTGCTGGCATTGCTGGTGCTGACGATGCATCCCTGACTGGCGGTCTGTTGTCAACCAACACTGCTCTGGGTACTGCTGGTACACCAATTGCAGTTCACACTGCTCCAGACAATGCTGTCAACCTGATGCTTGAAATGGCAAAAGAACTTGACGAGCAGTCTGTTCCAGAAGAAAATCGTTGGTTTGTTGCCTCTCCTGCATTCTACTCAAAGCTGTTTTCAGCGGGTGCAAAGTTTGCAGAAGTACAGGTAACTGGTGATAACACTTCACCTCTGCGTAACGGTCTTGTTATGCAAGGTAACATTGCTGGCTTTAACTGCTACAAGTCAACTGCTCTGGTAGCAGGTGGCACAGATGCAATCAGCATCACTGGTGTTACTGCTGCTGCAGGTGAATCTGTTGTATTGGCTGGTCACATGTCAGCCGTTGCAACTGCATCTCACATTGCAAAAACCGAAGTAGTTCGGTCAACTGAAACCTTCTCCGACATCGTTCGTGGTCTTCATGTGTTTGGACGTAAAGTCCTT